GTGGTACATCTGGTTCATCTGGAAGTGGTGGAACTTCTGGAAGTGGTGGAACTTCTGGAAGTAGTGGTACTGCTGGTACAAGTGGAAGTAGTGGTACATCTGGTACTTCTGGTTCATCTGGAACGAGTGGTTCTTCTGGAACAACTGGTAGTGAAGGGACATCAGGTTCATCTGGAAGTAGTGGTTCAAGTGGTTCATCTGGAAGTAGTGGAGCAAGTGGAACATCTGGAACCAGTGGAACTGCTGGTAGTAGTGGAACATCGGGTTCTTCTGGAACAACAGGCAGTGAAGGAACATCTGGTTCTTCTGGTACAACAGGAAGTAGTGGTTCATCTGGAAGTAGTGGAAGTAGTGGTATAGATGGAACATCAGGTAGTGGTGGTTCATCTGGTAGTTCTGGAGTAGATGGTACATCTGGAACTTCTGGTATAAGTGGTGCGGGTGGTTCTTCGGGAACATCTGGTAGTAGTGGTACATCTGGTAGTAGTGGAAGTACAGGTTCATTTGGAACATCTGGAACATCTGGTTCATCTGGTATAACTGGTGCTGGTGGTGGAGATGGTACATCTGGAAGTGGGGGTACATCTGGAAGTGGGGGTACATCTGGTAGTAGTGGTACATCTGGTTCATCTGGAAGTGGAGGTACATCTGGAAGCAGTGGTTCATCTGGAATTAGTGGAGAAAGTGGAAGTTCCGGAACATCTGGTAGTGGTGGAAGTTCTGGAACATCTGGAAGTAGTGGAGAAAGTGGTAGTAGTGGAACATCAGGTTCTTCTGGAAGTAGCGGTGTATCTGGAGCTAGTGGTAGTAGTGGTTCTTCTGGTAGTAGTGGTTCTTCTGGTAGTAGTGGTACATCTGGTTCCGGTGGTACATCTGGTTCATCTGGGGTAAGTGGTACATCTGGTTCATCTGGGGTAAGTGGTACTTCTGGATCATCTGGGGTAAGTGGTACTTCTGGATCATCTGGGGTAAGTGGTACATCTGGTTCATCTGGAAGTGGTGGAACTTCTGGAAGTGGTGGTACATCTGGTTCTGGTGGTACATCTGGTTCTGGAGGTACATCTGGTTCTGGAGGTACATCTGGTTTATTAGCATTAACTGGCACAACTGATAATGGTGTAATTACCTTAAACGGAACTGCTCCAAACGCAACCGTTGAAGCAAATTTAAGATTTGATGGTAGTACACTTTCAGTAACAGGAGATGCTACAATTAGTGGTAACTTAACTGTAAGTGGTACAACAACTACAATTAATACTGAAACCATTAACTTAGCAGATAATATTATAACTCTTAACTCAAACTTTACAACAGGTACACCAACCGAAAATGCTGGTATAGAAGTTAGGAGAGGCTCATCCCCAACCCGTCAATTTTATTGGGACGAGAGTAATGATGTTTGGTATTCAGATACTAATTTTACCACAAATGGAAATATTAGATTAAGTGGAGTAATCCAAAATAATAGTGGAACAACTATATTGGATCAGAGTGGTAATACACCTGGTTCAGCGGGTTCACTTTCAAATGATGGTGCATATTTCAGAACAAGAGGTGGTATAGCTGAAGCTGCATTAGACTCACAGACATTCAATGGGTTTTCAACCGTTTCATACACCGGATTTAGCAAAATGCTGTGGCAAACTAACACCGGTGGTAGTGTTGGAACTATTCAACATGAATATGATTACAATGTACCTGTTAGAGGTTGGAGGATAAGAAACCGAACCGATAATAGTACTTGGTCTTCTTGGGGTTGGGTAACAATGACTACCGCAAATCAAGGACATATTGCTGGTACAATTTGGCATAGTGCAAATGATGGAGCTGGTAGTGGACTAGATGCGGATTTGTGGGATGGCTTCCAATTTTCAGACTATCTAAATCAAGCAGTTCGTACAACTGATAGTCCAACATTTGCTTCAATAAATACTGGACCTGGATTTACGGAAGTTCATCTAATGAACCAAAATGTTCGTACAACTGATGATGTGTCATTTAGTACAGTAAGAGGTGTTAATTTTAGAGCATCAAACGCTTATTATTTAGGTGAAAATAATTTTTACTTTAATTTAACAAATGGTGGGTGGTATTCTAATGTAAGGGTTCAGTCTGAAGTAGATATGAGAGCACCTATATTCTTTGACTCAAACGATACATTTTATCAATTAGACCCTAATGGAAACTCTAGATTAGTTAATTTAGGATTGGGTGGTGTGACACCTGATATTAGATTGAGTGTTAGTGGTGATACTCATATTAGTAATTTCTTATATCAAGGTGGAACTGCTGGTTCATTTAATAGTTGGGGTTCGAGAACTTTAGTTAGTAGTGGAAACTATACAACAAACGCAAATTCATTTCGTTTTGATAATGTTGGGTATGGTTCAACTTGGTCATTTGTTGTTGACTCTGGTGGAAACGCTATATCATCCACAACAATGAGAGCACCTATATTTCAAGACTCCAATAATACTGCATATTTTGTAGACCCAACTGCAACATCGTTTACATCATTAAGAACGGTTGGTGCTTGGTTATCAGACACAACAAGTTGGAGTGGTGATGCGGGGACTAGTGTTGGTAAACTACAATACCATGCAGACAGATGGTATATAAATGCAGGTTCTAATTCGGACCGAATTGTACAATTCCGTAGAGGTGGTACTGATGTTTCTTGGATTAATAATAGTGGTGTATTTATTGGAGATATTAGTGGAAATGCTGGAAATGCAAGTACATCAGACCAATTAACTGTATTTGATACAAGAAACTCCGTAACAGGACCTCAAACTGGTGGTAGAAGGGTAAGAGCTGATTTCTTATTAAACTCAACCGATGGACTTAATGATGGTGGTGGTTATCATGGTGTTTTAACATTCCAACAATGGCAAGATGCATCTGGTGGTGGTACTCGTCAATTAGGATTTACTGATAACAACCAACTTTGGATTAGAGGTAGTGGTAGTGGATTATCATCATATAGTTCTTGGAAATTATTATTAGATAGTTCTAACTATACATCTTACACCGTTCCTATTGGTGGTAGTTGGTATGGAGTAAATATGCCTGGTTCTCGCTGGTATGGATTTTCTGTAAATGGTGGTGAAATCGTATTTGGTAGAGATTTACCAAACAACGGACAAATGGGTATCCTTATTGATGGTGCGTATGTTGCAGGAGAAACCAATGGTTTCTGGTCACTACCATCCGATAATAACTGGAATGGTAGAAGAGGATTTAGATGGGATGGTACTCAATTAGATTTTACAACAAACTCACCAATTGCATTATTTTCAGATTTAAGAGCACCAATATTTAGAGATTCAAACAACACAGGATTTTTTGTGGACCCCGCAAGTGGTTCTAATTTTAACTGGGTAATAATAAACGATTGGTATTACATCAATGGTGCATTGGGTATGTATTGGAACTCTTATGGTAGAGGATTTGTAGCACCTGAACAGGTAGGAAATCAATTTGGAAACGTAACTACCTTCAATACTGGTAGAAATGGTTGGGCCGGATGGGGTATTGGTAGTAGATATACCTTAATGAGTACTAATGGTGATAATGTTGGTATGCATGATAGTGCTAGGGGTTGGATATGGTTAATGGATGGTGGAAGGCTACAAATGTTTTGGGCTGGAGCTCGAAGAATGGTAACCGAATCACATGGTGTATACTTCGATGCAGATGCTAGAGCTTCTATATTCTATGATCACGATACCTCATATTATTTTGATGGAAATAGTACATCTAGATTATGGAGATTAAATATACAAAACTCTCAAGGTGGTGGTGGTTCTAATGGAACTGTTGGTATAAGAATTGCAGGTTTGAGCGATTATCCTTCTCTTGAATTGGGTATTATCGGTAATTACGATGGTATGATACGCACTTACGGAAATGATTTACGATATTACTCCGGGCATTGGCAAACTATTGGAGCTACATCAAGTGAAAACCACTCCCATTTTTGGTATACTAGTAGAATTGGTAGTGCAGATTGGTCTAATGTTAAAATGAGTTTAGATCATAATGCCACTCTTTTTGTAGCTGGTGATGTTAGGACACCGATATTCTATGATAGTCAAAATACTACATACTTTCTGGATCCTGCAGCAAATAGTGGAGTTAGAGCAGCATATTTTAATGGTAATATTTGGATAAATCCAAGATCAGAAAGCTATGGTGAGGGTATTGCATTTCTTATGCCAAGTCAAGCGACTTGGGGTGGTATACGCTGGGTTAGAAGTACTAGTAATTTTACTGGAGCTTGGGCATTCGGTTATTTTGGTAACGAAAGTAATAATGATATAGGATTTCATAATGGAACTAATGGATGGCGATTAGATCAATCATATAATATGACAAGTATTGGTTCCGTTAGGTCTCCAATATTTTTTGACTCCAATAATACTGCTTACTATGTTGACCCTAACTCAAATAGTTTTATTCGTGGTAGATTAGATGTTCAAGGTGGACATGGAAACACTCAACTTAGATTGATAGCAAACGGACCTGAATTAGGTACTGGACAGACATCAACTATGACTTGGTGGGTATCGGAACCTGGTGTAACTTGGAATGACGGTGGATTTGGATATAACGTAACGAATGATGGTGGTTCTCCTGCTGGATTTAGTAGATTAAATGGTAACTACGGACAGGCATATATGAGGTTTAGTACGGGTGGTGATTTGTATTTTTATAATACCAACACTTCTGGTACTCGTTTTTCTACTATGGATATGTATTCCAATGGTAATGCTCTTTTCCATAATGTATTATTTGGCAACGATTTTAGAGCATACATTTATTACGATAGAGATAATACTGGATTTTACGTAGACCCTGCATCCACATCTGTATTTAACACTATAAGATTTGGTACTTCTACTAACTCTGGAAGATTTACAGGAAACGGAGATTGGGGAGTTAGATTTTTTACAGATAGTGGATGGATATGGTTTGGACCTGCAAATAGTGGACATGCTCACATCTATACCGATAGACCAAACTTCTATCTAAATGTTCCATTAACTGTAAACGATGGTTCATACATCAATACTGGTGATATTCGTTCTGCTATATTCTACGATAGACAAAATACGGGATATTATGTAGACCCGAATAGTACATCACAACTTCATTATGTATTAGCAGATAACTGGTTTAGACCTCAAGGTTGTACCGGTGTTTATTTCCAATCATACGATAAGGGTATTTGGGCACCTGAATGTGAGGGTAACCCTTATGGAACTGTTAATACCTATGGTAGTGGTAGAAACGGCTGGTGGGGATGGGGTATTAGAACCAGATGGGCTTTTATGGGTAGAGATGGTGATGTTGGTGTACATGATAGAGATAGGGGTTGGGTTTGGTACTACGGAGGTATTGACTTTGATGCACATTGGAATGGTGGTGTCAGATTATCAACTCGTTCTCACGGTGTTTATATGCATGCCGACGTTAGAACTTCAATTCTATATGACCACGATACTGCATATTATATAGATGGAAATAGTACATCAAATCTTTGGGTATTACGAACTTATTCTTATCAAGGTAACGGAAACGTAGGTGGAACTGGGGCAGCATCTTGGCACCCATCAGGTATCTATTCAGCTGGATATAACTGGATTTATGGTGGTATAAATGGTGGTGGTGGACACGCTGATAACTTTGGTAGGGTAGATGCAAATATATTCTATGATGACCAAGATACTGGTAGATATGTAGACCCTAATGGTACATCCCTCACTGAAGGTATTATTTCTCGTTGGTGGGAGCCAATTGGTGTTGGTGGTGACTCTGGTAATGGTGGACACGCATATCGTATATTCCAAGAAGGTGGAGGATGGGGCTTCCCATTCCCTGATTTAAGAATTGCGTTCCACACCGGTGTTAAATTAGGAGCAAACGCATCTTACGAAGGATTTCGTATATACGATGATTTTCCAATGGGTACTTTACGCTTCCAATTTAATGGATCGGCTGGATATCAATGGCAATACACTTGGACTAACCTAACTGGACATCATGGTATATATTCTGGTATTAACAATGCACATTTCTATCCAAATAATGTAAGTTATGGTTCTTGGAGAATTGATGGAAGTAGAAATGGATGGGCTGGTATTCATTTTGATACTGGATTAACTCTTATGATGAATGCGACTGAATTCGGATATCATAGAGAAGGTGTTGGTTGGGTTGCTAGATTTCAAACTGGAACCGGATTTTTCAGTATCACTGGAAATGCATCCGATGTATTCACTCAAAACATAACGAGAGCACCTAATCAGGATGGTATTAATTTAAATACTCAAACCGCAAACTCTTATTCATCAACTGGATATGTTGTTGCAGGTTCACCGTTTGGGGAAGCCTGGTATAATATAGTAAATGTTAGACATAGAGGTGGAGCGAGTGATGGTAATGTATGGGGTGGCCAAATTGTATGGGGGATGACTAACTACGCAAGAAGAATTGCGTTTAGAACTCATGTTGCGGGTAACTGGGAACCTTGGGGTGAATTTTCACATTCACTATCTGATGCAACTATGAAAGTTGAAGATGGTTATATTGAAAATGGTATTGATTTAGTAATGAGGCTAAAACCTAGATATTATTATTGGAAACACTATAAACTAGATAATCCAGAAAGAAGAGCTGGTTTCTTTGCACAAGAAGTTCATGAAGTATCTCCTGAGTCTGCTATTGAACCTGCATCTGATGCTTCGGGATGGGGAGTTGAAGATAGAGGTTTGATAGCAATATTAACAAAAGCAATTCAAGAACAACAAGTCTTAATTCAACAAATGCAAGAAGAAATAAATAATTTAAAAAATAGGTAATTATGGAAGATAAAATATTTAACATTATCGATTTAAAAAGAGATGTAGATACTGATATTGTTTTAGAGGTTATATGGCAATATGGAGTATTGAAAAATGGAAAAGAGTATATGCTAAATTTGAATACATCAGTGTGTGAAGATATAAATGAAATTGATACCAATTCTGACACTTTTATTAATTTTGAAAATTTAACAAAAGATATAGTTATAGACTGGTTGAAAGAAACTTTAACAATTCATCAATTTAGAGAAATGGATGCCGTTGTTGATAAAAAAATTGAAAAAAGTGGTATTTATGGATCACCGTGGTCTGTTGTAATGCCTACATACGAAGAAATGATGGTTGAGAGAACTATTACAAATTAAAAAAATATGGGAATAATTAAAACATTTGAACTAAAAAGTGGACTTACTGCACCTACTGCATATCATGTCATAATAAAAGTTGATACTTTAAAAAGAGTGGTTGATGATATTGATGTAGGGGGAGCCAGACCTAAAAACGCTCCAAATCATGCATGGAAAGCTGGATATTATGGAAAGATTTGTGTTGCAACTTATGCATCTAAAGAAGCTAGAGATGAAGGAAAAACTCCAATCGCAATGAGAGCAGTATATCCAACCGAAACTCCGTATGGATATGCGGGTGGAGTTGAACCTGATAGTTTATTAAACTTTGAAATAGATGTATCATCAAATCAAAGTGTAATCGAACAGGCATATAATCATCTTAAAACTTTAGATTATTATAAAGATGGAATTGATAATTAATATATATTTATACTAAACAAAAAACAAAAATAAAATGGCAGAATTAAACGAAACAAACGATATCTATGGTTTGGAATACGAATGGAAACTTACTGGATTAAGAAAAGTTAATTCAGGTGGAATATCCGATATAGTAATGGGAACTAATTGGAAACTTATCGGTACTGATGAGGATGGTTTTAGTGGAGAATTTGTAGGAGCAACTCCATTTAGAGTTGAAGACCTAAATACCGGTTCATTTACTCCATACAATGAATTAACAGAAGAAACCGTTTTATCTTGGATTAAAGATGTAGTTTTAGGTCAACCATCGTATTGGGAGCATATCAATTCTCGTATATTGAAATCAGTTAGAGATAGCAAAAGTCCAGTTGTTTCTATTAGTGAGAGTGATTTACCGTGGAACCCATTAAGTGGTTCAATTGTAACACCTCAACCTACTCCTATTGCAGATTAATATATATCTAATTAAACTATTAAAATCAAAACATAAAAAATAAATTTGTGTTTTGGGATGTTATGTTATATTTATATGTGTATTTCAATATGGACTACGCAAAAAATAATAAAATATAAAAAACAATGGCAGAAAGAATTGTATCACCTGGTGTTTTTACAAGAGAAAACGATTTATCATTCTTATCACAAGGAATTGGTGAAATCGGAGCGGCATTTATAGGACCTTTTAAGCAGGGACCTGCATTCGTTCCAACAATTGTTAGAACCCAGTCCGAATTTGAGGAGATTTTTGGAACTCCTGATGGAACTTATTATACTGATTATGCAGTTCAAAATTATTTAAGAGAAGCTGGAGTAGCAACAATTGTGAGAGTTGGTGGTGTAGGAGGATATACTCAAGTTGCACCTTTAGCAATCGTAGCATCTGGTTCAGCTGGTAATAAAATTGTAGGTGTACTACATAACACCAATAGATTATACCAAAATGTTGGTTTTACCGGAACTACTATCTCTGATGATGTAGATGGTAAATTTTTAGTAACATTCCCATCTGGAGCTTTTGCAAACCCATCTGCAGTTGCAGTATCCGCATCTATTTTACCTAGAGATATAAACGATATATCTGATGTATTTGGTGAGTCTCCATACGGTACTTTGGGTACAACTGCTAACATTTATACTTATGCATATTTTGAGAATTTTGCATCTCAATCAATCGATGCGGTTGTAAGTGGAATTGTACTCCCATCTCAAGTATATACTCAAGATGCTACATTCGCTTCAACACCTTTTGTAAAATCACAAAACATAAGCGGAACTAGATTTAGTTTATTCCGTTTCCACACTTTAGGTGATGGTACTTTATACAATACTAAATTTAAGATTGGTATTTCTAATGTAAAAGCTGCTGGTGAAGATGGTGGAACTGATTACTCTGTATTTAGTGTAACTGTAAGAAGTTTCAGTGATACTGATAGAAGAAAAGTTGTATTGGAAACATTTAATAATGTTAACCTAGATCCTGCATCTCCAAACTATATTGCAAGAGTAATTGGTGATAGAGAAGTAACAATTGACTCTAACGGAAAAATTACAGAGACTGGTGATTACACAAACAGATCAAAATATATTAGAGTAGAAGTTTCTGATCCTGGATCATTCCCAATTTCTGCAGCACCATTTGGACATGATGCATATATTAATCCGATTACAACAACTGGACAAGATACATTAGTACCTGCTGTAGTATATTCAACACTATCTACCGGTAACGATACATCATCTCCAATTAATTTTAGTGGATTTGATTTTGAGAGTGCTGGAATTAAAATTGATAACACTCAGTATCTAAAACCAATCCCAACTAATGCTGGAACTGGTTCTAATGTACCATTCTCATTCGATGCGAACGGATTAACATTCCAAATGACAGGTTCTAATTCTTCTGATATGGTAAAAAGACAATTTGTGCTAGCATTCCAGGAAGGATTTGATGGAGCAAACCCAGTTATCAAACCTTCATTAGGAGCGGATATTAGTAATGATAACACACAAGGATTTAATTGTGCTAGTGCCGTTAGTAGTGGTACAACTGCGTATGTTAAAGCAATTAACGCAATATCTAATCCGGATGAGTGGGATATCAATATGGTAGTAACTCCTGGTATTATTAGAAGATTACACCCATTTGTAACTACAAAAGTTATCGATATGGTAGAAGCTAGACAAGATGCATTCTACATTGCTGATTTCAACGGAGCAAATGATACAATTTCACAAGCAACTGAGCAAGCAAACGCAGTAGACTCAAACTACGCAGCAACTTACTATCCTTGGGTAAAAACTGTTATCGCTCCTACTAACAAATTAGCGAGTGTACCACCTTCCGTATTGTTACCTGCTGTATTTGCATCAAACGATAGATTAGCGGCAGAATGGTTTGCACCAGCTGGTTTGAATAGAGGTGGTATCATTGGAGCTGTTAATGTTCTAAACAGATTAACTCACTCTGAAAGAGATACTCTATATGAGAACAAAGTAAACCCAATCGCAGCATTCCCTGGACAAGGTATTGTGGCATACGGACAGAAAACTCTTCAAGATAGAGCATCTGCATTGGATAGAATTAATGTTAGAAGATTGTTGATTGCGGTTAAGAAGTTTGTAGCATCTACATCTAGGTTCTTGGTATTTGAGCAAAACACATCTACTACTAGAACCCGTTTCTTAAACACCGTAAATCCATACTTTGAGGCAATTCAACAGAGACAGGGACTTTACGCATTTAATGTGGTAATGGACGAAAGTAATAACACACCTGATGTTATTGATAGAAATATATTAGCCGGACAGATTTTCTTACAACCTGCTAAGACTGCTGAATTCATCGTAATTGATTTCAACATCTTACCAACTGGAGCAAGTTTTTCAGCATAATAACTAAAAATCAGGCAAACGAATATTTATTAATATAATTAAAAGAAATAAAAATGGCAGAAATATTAGAATTCGATAAAATGTTCTATACGAACTTTGAACCAAAGATGAAGAACAGATACATCATGGAAATTGATGGTATCCCTTCATATATGATTAAAGCTGCAGCTAGACCTTCAATTAACTTTGAAACCATTACTATGGATCACATCAATGTTAAGAGAAAGTTGCAAGGCAAGGGTGAGTGGCAGGACATTACAATTACTCTATTTGACCCAATCGTTCCTTCTGGAGCACAGGCAGTAATGGAGTGGGTTCGTTTAGGACACGAGTCTATTACCGGTAGAAGAGGATATGCTGATTTTTACAAAAAAGATATTGATATCTATATGTTAGGACCTGTTGGTGATAAGATTGAGCAATGGAAACTAAAAGGAGCATTCTTAACAACTGTAAACTTTGGTGACCTTTCGTTTGACTCTAACGAACCTGCATCAATTGAATTAGGATTAGCTTACGATTACGCAATACTTGAGTTTTAATTTTAGTGATTATATAATTAGTAAGAAAAACCTCTACATTGTAGGGGTTTTTTTATTTCTAACTTTTTCAACTTTATATATTTATATATGAAACTAAAAAATATAATGTAAAGTTATGGAACAACAAAAATATGATTTTCCAACCGAATTGTTGGATTTACCATCAAAAGGATTAGTTTATCCAAAAGAGCATCCATTATCCAAAGGAACAATTGAGATAAAATATATGACGGCAAAGGAAGAGGATATTCTTTCAAATCAAAATCTTATCAAAAAGGGTGTTGTATTGGATAAATTATTTGAGTCTATTATCGTAGATAAGAGTATAAATCCAAATGATATTGTTATTGGAGATAAAAATGCAATAATTGTAGCAACTAGATTATTGGGATATGGTCATGAATATAAAATGTCATTCTATTCTTCAAAGCTGGCTAAAAGTATTGAAACTATTGTTGATTTATCGGAAATTAAAACAAAAGATGTAGATTTTTCACTCTTCAAAAACGCAAATGAGTTTGAATTCACAACTCCATTAGGTAAAAATAAAATTAAGTTTAAGTTATTAACTCATGGTGATGAGGGCGCGATTGAAAAAGATATTACTGCATTAGAAAGACTAGGAAAGGATGTATCTGCAGATATTACAACTAGATTGAGATATATGATTATTTCAGTTGATGGAAAATCAGAGGTATCACATATTAACCGTTTCGTAAACGGAATGTTAGCTAAAGATAGTAGAACATTTAGAAATTATATAAAAAGTATATCACCTGATATGGATATGACGTTTACATATACCCACGATGATGGAGAGACGGAGGCTCTACCTATAACTTTAGGTGTGAACTTTTTTTGGCCTTCCGAGTAATCATAGTGTACTATTACATACTCAAATATTTGAAATGTGTAATTACGGAAATGGTTTTACGATGATGGAATTATACCAAATGCCAACAAAGTTTAGGAGGTTTTACTATAATAAATTAGTAGAAGCAAAAACTGCAGAAAGTAAAGCTATAGAAAAAGCAAATAAACCAAGTACTAACAGTGGAAAAGTTAGGATTAGAAAATAATCCTAACTTTTTTTTTAAATCATATTTATATGTAATTAATGTAAATTTTATAACTATGCCCAAATACAAAATATCAAAATCAAACCTCAAAGAATTTTTTGGTTGGTTTGGTGATAAGAAAAAACCAAAAGATTTACAGGCGATAATAGATAATGACCCTCAACTTAAAAAATTAGATGCGGATATAGCTGCTATACAACAAAAACATGGTAAATTGGATCCTGAGTATGTAAAATTACTTAAAAAGTATGGTGCATACTAATAATATATCATAATAATGATAACAAACGAAGATTTAACAATTTTAGAAAGATACCAGAGGCAAATTAACCGACTTAGGGCGGAAGAAGCGGTTCTGTCTACTCAAAATACGGCACAATCTCAAGCGCAGTTAGCAGCTGCTCGTGCAAGATTGGATATAGTGAGAAGAGGAGCTCAAATTCAAAGAGAGAGAAACATAGATGAGGCTACTTTTCAAAAAGAGCAACTTTCCTTTATACGATCTTTTGCAAAATTAAACACGGATGTAAGAAAGTTATTAATAGATCAAACTACCCAAAGTTCAGTTTTTGCAAGTATTGGTAAAGATATTGCTAAAAGTAAAGCAATTCAAAAAAATCTTACAGGAGATGAATTAGCGAGGGAAATTGAAAAAGAGCAATTGATGGTTCAAATAAATGACTCTTACTTACAACAAGCTAAATCTTTAGCAAAAACTCAGGCTGAAGCAAAAGGATTAAGTGAATTTGATCAAAGAAGACTGGAATTGCAAGAAAATCGACTGGAGTTAACTGCGGAAGAATTGGATAGATTAAAAGCCGCTATAGATTTAGAAGAAAAACTATTTAAACAACAAGAACGAACAAAAGCATTACAGGAGCAACAAAAAAGTTTAGTAGAAAAATTACCGGAAGGTATGAAAGACTCTATTGGATTTGCTAAAGGTCTTGGTGATGCTATAAAAACAGGAACAGGTCCTTTGTTTTTGATTGGAGCCGTTGTGGCACTTGTAATTCAATCATTTACGGATTTAGAAGCGGCTGCTTCGGAATTTAGAAAAGAAACCGGTTTAACTAATTCTCAAACTCAAGAAATTAGAGATAATGTCAACGAAATTGTAGGTGAATTTGGAAGTTTAGGTGTTGGAGCAAAAGATGTATATGATACGGTATCCGCATTAAAAACTGAATTTGGTGATGTATATGATACTTCTAAAGAAACTACAGCTGCATTAACTGTACTGAGTAAAAACTTTGGAGTTTCAGCAGAAAATGCTGCAAAAGTTCAAGGTGTATATGAACGAATGGGGGGTGTATCATCGGAAACCGCCGCAAATCTTCAAATTCAAGCTGCTGAAATGGCAAAGATGGCGGGGGTTGCTCCTGCTAAAGTTGCTCAAGATATTGCGGATGCGGCAGCTGAGTCCTATAAGTTTTTCAAAGGTGATGTAAGTGCACTAACTGCAGCAGCAGTTCAAGCTAGAAGGTTGGGCACTAATCTTAAAGATGTATTAGAGACTAACCGAAAACTTTTAGATTTTGAAGGTACTATTGAAGATGAATTAGTAGCCGCAACTTTTGCTGGTGGGCAATTCAATTTAACACAAGCTAGAACATTAGCTGCTTCAGGAAAACAAGTTGAGGCACAGGAAGAAATATTAAGACAAATTCAACGGAGTGGTGATTTTAGAGAACAAGATTTATTTACTCAAGAAGCTCTTGCCAAAGGTGCTGGAATGGAAGTTGAAGAAATTATTAAACAATTAGATACACAAGAAAAATTAGCTTCATTGAGTGAGGAAGAAAGAACAAAAGCACAGGAGGCAATTAAGCAAGGATTGGATATTACAAATATAAGTAAAGATCAATTAGCAGCAGAAACCGAAAAGTTTGCAAAACAGCAAGAACAACAGGCGGTATTGGAAAAAATATCAAATCAATTTACTGGAATGGCATCTACAATCGGTAGTGTATTATTACCACTTTTTGATGCGTTATTACTCATATTAGAACCAATTAATTGGATAGTTTGGTTACTCGATAATACTTTTGGGGCTATTGGAGAAAAAATATCATCTATCATAGGACCATTGGGAAAAGTTGGTAAAGTATTGAAAGGTATTGTAGGTGCTGCAATTCTATATGCTGCATATTCAGTGTACGGTTGGTTAACTGCGGCAACAATGGGATTTGGAACAATTGCCGCTGCAGCAATATCAGCAACAATTGTAGCATCTGGTTTTGCTTTGTTATCAAAAATTGGTGACTTGAAATCTCCAGCTGATGGTAAGACAGTTGTATCTACGAAAGAAGGTGGATTGTTTGAATTATCTCCAAATGATGATTTAGTAGCAGCACCCGGAGCAGCAAAAGCAATGCAAGGTGCAGCAGGTGGTACACCTCAAATTAATTTAGCAGTTTTATCAGCACCATTAAATGCTATGATAGCTGAAATAAAAGGTTTAAGAGCGGATATGGCTTCTG